AGATTACTTAGATGAAGATGGTAATATTAGAATTTCTGGATCTGAATTTAAAATTCCTGGTAATCAAAGTGGTTCATTTGGTGATGCTACTGGTACTATTTACGGTTCTCAAGTCGGAGGTACTAAGTATAATGAAAACATCGTAGAAGCTAATACTCAAGGATTACAAGGTAATGATTACACCGCAGCAATTAACCTTTTGAAAAACAAGGATGAATTCCCATACAACGTATTATTCACCCCAGGTTTGATTTACCAAAATAATACAAACTCTAATTCTTCTCACAAAGACCAGTTAGATCAAATTGTTACTAATTTAACAGCTAGAGGTGACGCATTGATTCCACTTGATTTGGTAAACTACAACCAACCATTATCTACAGTAACTACTCAAGCAGGTAACTTAAATACCTCATATGCTGCCGCATACTGGCCTTGGGTTAAGGTACGTGATGAGGACTTGGCTAAAAATGCTTGGGTTCCTGCTTCAACAATAATCCCTTCAGTATATGTCTTTAATGATAATAATGCTGAAGCTTGGTTCGCACCTGCTGGCTTCACCAGAGGATCTATGCCTAGAGTTGTAGCTCCTGAAAGAACATTACCAAGATCTTCAAGAGATACTTTATATGCTAATAAAGTAAACCCAATCGCTACCTTCCCTAACACAGGTGTTGTAGTATATGGTCAAAAGACACTCCAAACAAAAGCTTCAGCAACAGACAGAGTTAACGTCAGAAGATTGTTGATTTCTTTAAAAGGATTTATTAGTAATGTTGCTCAAAACTTAGTATTTGAACCTAATTCATTAGCAACTAGAAATAGCTTCTTAGCTGTTGTTAATCCTTATCTTGAAACAGTACAACAAAAACAAGGTTTGTACGCCTTTAAGGTAGTAATGGACTCAACAAACAATGGCCCAGACGTTATTGACCGAAATGAATTAAGAGGTGCTATTTATCTCCAACCAGTTAAGACTGCCGAATTCATCGTACTTGACTTCAACGTTTTACCTACAGGAGCTGAATTCCCTGCTTAATTTGATTAATACAAACAGATAAATTTAACATTTGAAAATAGAATAACATGGCAGAACAAATAATCTCACCAGGAGTATTTACTAATGAGGATGTGCCTACAATATTAGAAGCAGCAGCAGCCCCTATAGGGGCAGCTGTTGTTGGTCCTACTCCTTTAGGACCTGTAGGTATTCCAACATTAGTTACTACTTTTAGTGATTTCCAAACTAAATTCGGAACCACTTTTTTAAGTGGTGGAGAGGATTATTCTTTCCTAACTTCAATATCCGCACAAAATTATTTCCAACAAGGAGGTACTAACCTATTAGTAACTAGAGTAGTTCGTGATTGGACTTCATTCACTTCCTCAGTATCTACTAAAGTTGGTGATAGTGCTAGTTACGATGGTACTTACACAGGAAATGGTGTATTTGAGTTAAGTACAATCTCTAAAGGTGCGGTAATGAACAGCACTTCATCTACAGATTTTTATAATGGACACGCTACTTCTACATTAGTTAGTGGTTCTAAAGACAATCTAAGATGGGAAATTACCTCTAGAGATGAGGCCTCAGGTACGTTTACTCTTATTATTAGACAAGGTAACGATAAATCAACTGATAAAAAAGTACTTGAAACTTACAGAGGAGTTAGCTTAGATCCATACTCAGACAATTATATCTCTAAGTTAATAGGTGATACTTATTCTGAAGTAGCAATTGATGCTGATAGCGGTGATTACTTTGTTAAACAAAATGGTGAATACCCATCTAGAAGTAATTATGTATATGTCTCAGCTGTAAACAATACAACACCTAACTATTTAGATGCTAATGGTAATGTAAGTAATGCTAACTTTACAGGTTCAATCCCAGCAGTACAAAATGGTGCGTTTGCTAGTGGAGCAGGTCTTGTAGTTCCCGCAGGTGGATGTAATATGAACGAAAATATTACAGCAGGTAATACTCAAGGATTACAAGCAGGTGACTACACAAACTTTATTGATTTGTTAAAAAACAAAGACGAATATAAGTTTAACGTACTATCCCTCCCAGGATTAATTCATTCATTAACGCCTCACAAAACTAGAATTGATGAAGCTATTGCTGACTTACAAGTTAGAACAGACGCAATCATCCCAGTTGACTTAGTGGGATATGAATCAGCAATTGATACAGTTACAGCAGAAGCTAATACTTTAAACACTTCATATGCTGCTGCTTATTACCCATGGGTACTTGTTAATGACAACCAAACAGGTAAAGCTGTATGGTGTCCACCATCAACAATTATCCCTTCAGTATATGTCTTTAATGATAATACAACAGCTGCTTGGTTTGCTCCCGCAGGTTTAACAAGAGGTACTATGCCTAATGTTATCCTCCCTGAAAGAACATTACCAAGAGCCGACAGAGACACTTTGTATGAAAGTAAAATTAACCCAATCGTTAAATTCCCAACTACAGGTGTAGCAGTATATGGTCAGAAAACATTACAATCAGCAGCTTCTGCTACTGATAGAGTTAATGTTAGAAGATTGTTAATTACATTGAAAAACTTTATTAGTAATGTTGCTCAAGGGTTAGTATTCGAACCTAACTCACTTGCCACCAGAAATGCGTTCCTTGCTGTGGTAGTTCCTTATATGGAATTAGTACAACAAAGACAAGGTGTTTACGCCTTTAAGGTAGTAATGGACGATACTAATAATGGTCCTGATGTAATTGATAGAAACGAATTGAGAGGTACAATTTACCTCCAACCAGTAAAATCAGCGGAATTTGTTGTACTTGACTTTAATGTCTTGCCTACAGGAGCAGAATTCCCAGCCTAATAGGTTACATTAATTAAATTAAAAATAACAAACTAGATAAAAATAAGAAAACATGGCAGTATTAGATACAAACGAGCTGTTTTTTACAGCGTTTGAACCCAAACAACAGAATAGATTCTTGATGTCTGTTGATGGCATCGAGTCATATATCGTAAAAGGTGTGGGTGCTATTACATTAACACAAGGTGAAGTTACTCTTAACCACATTAACGTATACAGAAAAGTTAAGGGTAAAACTACTTGGGGTAATGTTCAGTTAACCTTACATGATCCAATCTCTCCTTCTGGAACCCAGCAGGTAATGGAATGGGTTAGATTACACCACGAATCAGTAACTGGTAGAGATGGTTACTCTGACTACTACAAGAAAGATGTAACATTAAGCGTTTTAGGTCCTGTAGGTGACGTTGTCTCAGAATGGATTTTAAAAGGATGCTTTATCGTAGATGCTAACTTTGGTGATTACAACTGGGATACTGAAAACACAGCCCAGTCAATTACTATGACATTAGCTCCAGATTACTGCGTATTGAATTACTAATCAATACACAAAAAATCAACAAG